GTGCTTGTATTACTGCTTATTGTAGCCCTATCACCTCTCTACGTCACTATGGGAATAATGACAAGACAAATGCAAGAAAAAATTAATTAGATTTTTGTGCGTCAGAAGGTTTTATTTCTTCTTCTTGTGCTTTTGTAGATAATAATTGTGCCTGTGCATCTTTTACACCAATAATCGCACCTTGAAACCTGTCCTCATTTTTACAAGCAATATCAAAAGCATTTTTAGCTTCTTCTTTTTGCTTTTGTATTAATACAAGTTGATCCTCGTATTTTTTTAGTAATTCATCTAATGGGTTTGACATTAATTATTTATAGTTAACCAATTTTACTAAGCAGCTTCTAATGTTTCAACTCTAGTTGTCAACTCTTTTACAGCTTCCACTAATACACCTATCAATGTAGTATATTCAAGAGATTTCATTCCTGTCTCAGGGTTAACTTCTACAAAATCAGGATATACTTTTTCAACGTCTTGAGCAATAACACCAGCAGATTTTCTTGTTACAGTTCCATCACCACATTTGATGTCAAATTTATATCCAGTTAGTTTTTTTAAATCATCAAGTGTATTAGTAAACTGAACTAAATTAGATTTCATATTAAGATCAGAACCTGTACTATAAGAGTTTCCGTTGGAATACATATTACCATTAAAATATATTGTAAGATTTGAGTTCCATTGCATAGCAGGGCTGCTCGTATTGCCATTTACATAAAATCTAATTTGATTATTATTATGCAAATACCTTATACTTCCAATACTACTACTATCAGGATCAGAAAAAAATATATTACTATCACCCGATGAGCTATCAGAGTGTAAAGTTAAACCCATATCACCAGAACCCGATACAACTAAATCGTTAGCTTGTGAACTAGCACTTGTTTGAGGACTTGATGTATTAAAGACAGCAGCACCACTACTTGTGGTTTCAAAACGCTTTGTATTATCGTGATATAGCTCTACTGCTCCATTAGGTATAAAACTTGCCATATACTCGCTTTGCGTGTGCATTATATCTAGGTTGTCACTTGCCGAACCACTTATAATTAAACGAGAACTTTCGTTCAATATTTTACTTAGAGTTCCATTATGCTCAAGTGTTAAATCATTTCCAGTTCCAAATCTAGCCTTTACATTATCATTAAAATCAGCACCTGTTGCACCTCCAACTGATGATACTGTCTCAAAAGTAGGATCTGCTCCATTATTAGCTCTAAGAAACTTACCATCATTAGATGATGTGCCATGAGGTAACTTAGCAAGTGTTACCGACTGATCTGCTAAATCTGCTGTTGCTATTGTTGCATCAGTTATGCCATCAGATGTAATTTGTGTAAGTCCCATTAGTCAGCCTCCTCTGGTGTATTAGTTTTAGCCCATTCTAAATAGGCTTGGTAGTCGGTGTTATCAGGGTCAAATGGAATAGAAGCATTATCTTCTTTTCTTACAATATGATTAGTAAGTTCTTTACCATCTAATCCTTTAGTTTTTTTGTAAGTGTAAATCATAAATAATTTTGGTTACATTTCAGCGTCACATTTCCAACGCTGACAAATTTCATTACCATTTTTAAAAAATGAAGCAGCTTCTTTTGTTGTTACTTCAACAGAACCCCATATTGCATCAGTTTGGCTTTCAAATTGTTCTCCAGTAATAGTTGGTGCTGCTCTCATTTGTACTGGCCAAGTTTGAGAACAAGCTATAACACCTGTATTATTTTCATATTTTTTTATATAACCAGTTTGATAGTATCTTTTACATAACTGAAGCTCCTGACCGAATGACCTATGCTCAAAATCTGTTGCCACGCTGCCAACTTCTAATTGAACTCCTGTAAGCTCAAATGTCGCATTATTTGTTGTATACCAAGTAGTTGTATAATCAGGGACTCTTTCAGTTGAGTCCCAAGCCCCCCATTGATTTAAAGTTGCACCACTACCAGTATCGTTTGTTCCAAAAAAAGGCGAGATTACTAACTCAAAACCAGTATTAGCATCATTATCAATAACTAAATTTGAATTTCCTGAAATTGTTTTTGTAATTTTTGTCCAAGTATCAGCAGATAAAGAACCTGTTTCAAAAGGATAAAGATATTTTGGATTATCATGTGTTCTTATATACCCATAAAAATTTTGAGCAACACTTGATTTCACCCAAAAAGAAAGGGTTATAAAACTTGAAGCAGAAACATAATTCCAACCACTATTTGCAATATTTTGTGCTTCAAACTTTTGACCAGTATAAATATAATCATCTGCCCCTGCACCACTTGTCTGGTTTCCATTAGTTATTTTCAAACATTTTCTAAATCCCAAACTATAGGGTGTAGTTCCAGAAGCTACATCTGCTTGTTCTTGTGTAGGTGCTTCATCAGTTCCAGTAAAATTTACAGGAAATCTATCAACACTGTTATATCCAGTAGATGTAGATGATGTTCCACGTTGAGCCACTTGCATAGCTCCGTTAATTATCAAATTACGATTGGTTAAAAAACCACCATTAGGCATTGTAACTGAGTTAACAGTTGTAAGGTTTGCTGTTGCAGAGCCAGAAGAATTATCAACAGTAATAGCAGCAGCACTAGCTCCTACACCTTTTATCGAATTTACCTTGATTTCTGACATAATTAAGTGTCTCCAATACGAATAAAAGTAAAGCTAGTTTGAACAATAGTGGCATTACCTCTTACTAATGAACTCGTACCAATAGAACCTGCATTAAATCTTGCTTTACGTTGACTTACATCAGTAACGTCAAAAAAGAAAAGACTTGTAGATGCTCCATCTCTATTAGCACCACCACTTGAATTATTTCCATCACTTGCATAAGCAGAAGTAATCCAGTTAGAGCCACCATCTACACTTAACTGAGTTGCTATATTGCAACTATCCGTACCTGCAATACTAAATCTTGCATGAACAATTATCATGTATTTGCCAGTTGAAGGAAAACTAAAAACACCGCTAGATTCTGTCATGCCAGTTCCTAATGGTGCAGCACCAGTACCAGATTGGCCAAGATTTCTAGTAAGATTAGCAGCTATAGTTTGAGTAGATGTAACATCAGCAGTTAAGTACCATTGATCGCACTCTGAAATACCACCTAAAGTTGAAATGTGTGCCGTATCAGGTAAAGTATAGACTCTATCATTACTAGATGATGCAGGTGCTTGAATACTTGCTGACCCACCACCTGATGCTGCGTTTAGTTTAATCTTTGCTGTCATGGTTAACTAGGCTCAGTAGGAAAAGTAACAGAACTCATATCTAAATTACCATTTGCGTCTAACTTTGGCGATGCACTAGCTGGTAAATCACGCAAACTTTGACGATATGTTTTCCAAGCTGTTGAAAGTGTTAAATCAGAACTAGCTCTCCAATCACAAGCTGTTAATCTTGCATCTCTTTCAAATCTTAATAATTTCATAGGCTCTGCATCTGTAAGCCTTTTCAACTCTGCATCTATTTCAGATTCAGTTGGAGGTGTATCACTTTCCAACCATTCCAAACCAGAATAATCTGTTCCCCTCCAAACGTATTGCTTGTTAGGTTTTAAACTTTTTAAAGCATAATATTTGTCGTAAATCATTATGCACCAACCTCTATTAATATCATTTCTGCTGTCGTACTACTACCGCATATATTAATACCTGAGTTTATATCACCTTCTTTTACTTGAATTTTATATGTAGTTGAAGATGTTGTATTAGGGCTATCTAAAAAATTAAAAACATGAGGTCTAGCAAATACTGTGTAATTAACACCACTGACATCTATAGCTTGATAATAAAGATTAGCATGACCTGCCTTAATTTCTGTGCTACCTCTAACTATATTAAAACCCCAACCATATACTTTGTAAGGCGAGGCAAACAAACTTGTATTTACTGGAATCCAACCAAAAATTAAAACTTTGCTTGAAGTTGATGAAGGTGTGATTGTTGCATTTAAACCAGTGTCTACATAACTTGTACTATTAAAATTTGTTTGTGTTGAAAGTGAATTTTGAACAACTTGCAATGCTTTACCACCAACACCACTTGCTAGTTTTGCAGCAGTTACAGCATTTGAAGCTAATGTATCAGCATCAACACTTCCGTCAGGCAAACCCCCAACTGATAAACCTGTTATTGAACCTGATCCGTTAATTACTACTGGCATAACTATAAGATAACAAGAATTGCACCAGAAGGCACAGTAATCGTAACACCCGAATTTATTGTTGGACTTACAGTAACTGCATTTTTATTGGTGCTCAAAGTATAAGAAGTTGTAACTGTTTGACCTGTTTCAACAAAAACTTCATCGCCTCCAGCACCAGTAGCTCCAGCAGATATTCCTGTTAATGCAGATCCATCACCAGAAAAGGCTGTTGCAGTTAACGTACCATTTGATGAGTTAAACGTAAGATTTGATCCTGATTTTAAGCCTAAATCTCCTGTGGCTGCGGTGGCAAACAAAGGGAAACAAGTAGTATCAGAACTTTCATCAGCAATCGTAGAAGTGGTTGCATTACCTATAGCAATCTGCGTTCCCATATTGATAATAAAATATGTAGATCCACTAGGAGGAGCAGAATCAAAGATTATATCTGTGCCACTGACTACATATCCATCTGTCATGTCTCCCTGTCCAGTTCCATCATTAGGCTGCTGCATAACACCATTGATAGATACTCTTAATATTTCTGCATTAGCTGGAGTTACTGCTGTGCTTGTGCCTTTAGTAACTAGCTTAAATCTGTAAGCAGATCCATTAAATGTAGCTGATCCACCACCCGTTCCAGAAGATGATGCAATATCTAATAAATCTGCTGATCCTGTAGCTGCACTACCTCCAATCTCTCCCCAAGCACTGCCATCATATCCCTCAAACTCTGATGTCTGACTATTGAATCTGAACATACCAGCAGAAGGTGATCCAGGTCTTTGTGCTGTAGTTCCAGATGCAACATCAATAGCTCCTGTACCTGTCATTAGAATATTGTCGCTGACAGTAAATGTGCCAGTAACATCCATATTTCCACTGACACTTAAACTAGATAATAAAGTTCCTGTAGCTGTCGCAGAGTTTGTTTGGATCGCATTACCCATCAACGCATGAGAAGAACATTGATAATGGATAACCATTGGAGTGGTATCTGCTATTACAATCTGAACATATGCACCACTTTGCCCTGCTGTACCATTAACAGTGACGTTTGTTGTATAAGCTGTAGTTTTATTTGACTCAAGATAAAAACGAAGAGGATGACCAGAATTACTTGAGTGTGATTGATCGAATTTATAGGTGCGACCAGGTGTAAGAGTTAAAAATGGTGCTTCTTTACCATCTATTAAATATCCATTACTAGAGCCACTTCCGTTATATCTGTGTGCTGCGGTTTTAGTTGCAACAGTGACAGTAAAAGTTTTAACAGATCCAGTATATGTAGCCTGAGTAGAAGCAAATCCTCTAATATTTCCATCATTAGTAAGAGTTAACGTACCAGTAAAGTCAGGATCTGCATTTTGACCAGGTGCTACCCAACTAAGAACTCCAGAAGCATTACTTGATAAAACATATCCACTAACAGAGGAATCAGCAGAAGGTAATGTCCAAACAACATTTGATGAAACTGTGGCTGGAGATTTAAAACCAACATAATGAGATGAATCTGCATCTAAATATCTAACTTCTTTTTGTCCAGAAACAGATAAATGCTCACTACTTGTCCAAGAATCTGTTGCATTTACCCAATTAAATGTTTTATCAGATGCACCTTTAAGAGTTAAACCACCTCCATCAGCAGTTGTATCAGTCGGAGTTGATACTTTTCCAAGAGTAATATTTTTATCTTCAACATCAAGTGTGGTTGTATTTATTGTCGTGGTCGTTCCACCAACTGTTAAATCTCCCACAATATTTACAAGGCCAGCAGAATTAATAGACATCCTGCCAGTTCCACCTGTGCTAAAGGTTAAAGTATCTGATCCTCCACTTATTCCTGTATTTGGATCAGAATTAAAACTAAATGCAGGAGCAGAAGTAGATCCATCAGGAGCTTTACTTAATAAATTTGCATAACTTATCTTCTTGTTACTTGTATCACTTGCATCAATAATCGGTAGAACATCAGTGCTTGCTGGTGCGGTAAGCTCTGTAAATTCAGTTATCTTTTTATTTGTCATAATTAGAACTTGATTATGTACATTAAAGCAAGGTTTGTAGGTCGTGCCTCAGTTCCACCACCACTACTTGATATTGTATGAGTGTGAGTGCCATCAAAATCTACACCACCCACAGGGCTGGTTGAAGAACTACCTGTAATAGAGTTGTTGCCATCACTTGTTTTTGTAAATACACCAGTTGCAGAACCGCCAACATTAAAACCTTCCGATATTTTCCTGATACCACCAGTTAAACTTGTTGAATCTGTTGTATGAGTGTGATTCTTGTTTTGATCTGTTTGTGTTGAACCAAAAGCTCTACTTGCATCAGTGCTACCAGTATTCGCCCAACCTCTAATAAATTGTCCTCTTAAATCAGGTAAAGCAAAAGTTGATGATCCATCTCCTACACCAAATGTTGTAGATATGGTAGAGAACAATGTTGCATAAGTTGATCTACTAATATTTGAACCATTACATTCTAAAAACCCAGATGGAGGTGTATTAGCTGCATGAGCAAGAATTGTACCAACAGGTACTCCTGATGCCAAACCACCCCATGCTGATCCGTTGTAACCTTCAAACTCTGTTGTCGTGTTATTAAACCTTATCTGTCCAGTAGCTGCTGTAGGTCTTTGAGCAGTCGTACCATTTGGCAGTTTTAAAGCACCTGTACCACCCATTACAATGTCACCAGCAGAATCTACTGTGCCTGTAAAATCTGGATCAGCTTTTGTTGCTAATCCAAAGTTGTTAGTGTGTCCAGCATCTGTCAGGCTTCCTAAAACTAACCAACCATTATTTGAACTATTTCTAATTTTTAATAAGTTTGTTGAAGTATCTACCCATATCTTGTAAGCAACAGTAGTAGAAGGATCAGAAGAACCACTATTTAAAGACTGAACATCTCCCAATACAGTATTAAGTTCGGCTCTAAAAGAAGAACCGACTTGGTTAGCTAAATTATAATCTGACGTATTACTCATTATGTGACCTCCTTACCAAAACCTGATGCAGCCCATACAAATGATCTAGCAACTGCGGAACTGCCATTTTTAAAAGTGACTTGGAAACCTGTCCTACTTATATTAGCAAGTTCATGAAAATCACCAGATTGTTGATTAGTCGGAGTCACTACTACAGTTGGTGTTTGCTTAAATGGATTGGTAAAAGAAACAGAATATTGTTGAGAACCAGTAGTAACTGGAGTTGAAATAGATTCTGTTCTTCCCTGTAATTCTAATTTAGCACCTAATTGAGTGACAGCTATATTTTGGTTAGTGTCATTACTTGTTAATATTGCTTTAAATTGAAATGCTCTACCTGTAATTAGAACATTACTAAATTCTTTATAAGCACTCCATGTTGGTGATCCTGATGGATTATCATTTGTTGATCTTACATAAACAGCAGCGTTACACTTTGTAGCCTCAGTTAGTCCACCAATCTGATCTATATATCCCCAATCATCTATTAAATCGACTCTATCATCCCATAAATTATCTAAGTTAAAACTAGATGCTTCAAGTACTTTTCTTAAATTTACGTCATATGGCTGTGTTAAATCTACAGAATTAGCAAAAACGTATTCTCCAGTGGTAGATACTGCATTATTAGTTATTGCAAGTGTTAAAGCATCTAAAGAAGAATCATAAACTGTATTCGTTTTTGAGCCAGTAAAGTTAGCTGTATGTTCATCTACGTTTCCTACTAATAATCTTTCAGATGGTGCTGGTAAATTTGTAGTAATTCTAGTATTATTCCAAGCAGAATCCTGTGAACCTGGTGAAGGACTTTCACGACCTCCATCATCTTCAAATTTAATTAAATAAGTTCCTTCAAGTAAAGGAACAATTTTTTGTGTTTGGTTTCCAGCAGCAGCTACAACTATATTCTGTCCATCTTTCCATTGAGCACCTGTTGTTTTACTTGAATGCCTAATGAGGGTTTTTCCTCCTAGCAATACGTCAAGTTCTGTAGCACGGTTCCAACTTAATATTGCACTTGTCTCATCAATCGGCAATAAACTAACCCCACTAACATTAGAAGGAGGATCAGTTTTACCTTTTGCCACAAAAAATGGACTTTGAGGTGTGTTAAAGGTCGTAGATCGTAAACCAGAAGAACTTACGCTATAAACTTCAATCTGATAATTACCAGCAATAGTATCTAAAATTTCATAACTTTTTGAATTATCAACAGTTCTTGATACAAAATTTCCATTCTCTAATCTGTAACGAATATAGTGCGTATCTGAAGTGCTAGTCCAACTAACAACAATTTTTACTCTTGCTATTCCAGTATTTTCATAAATGACCTCTGTTGCAGTAACATTTGATGGTGCTTCTGGTGGAATATCTAGATTAGTTACATCTCTTACTGGTAATGCAATACCATTTTCAATATGATTGTATTTACCAGAATTGTATTCACTTGCAGTAATAACATAATTAGTTCTATCTTGCTCTTGAACTTCTAAGACTCTCCAAGTTGTTGTAAGAATAGTTGATGTCTCAAATATCCAAACACTATTAGGATTTGGAGCAACAGAAAAATGCTGACCAAGACTAAAAACATTATTTGTGATACCTGAGACTGCAACCTGTTCCACTGTGCCATCAGGTAAAACAACACTTAATGTTGATGAACCTTCAATACTTAATCCAGTAGCATCATCTACAGTTACAGAATTAGTTGTTGCTGAGACAATACGACCACCTCTTCTTTCCCCACTACGAACAGGATCAGCTATTTCAATAATCTGTCCTGGTCTTACAACAGCACCAGCATCTATAGAAGTAGTAAATGAAACGACCTCACGTTCTACATTGCTCATGTAGAGTAACCATTTTGCTAATCTTGCAGCTTGACCTCTTGATGTACAGGCAAACGCATTAATATTTCTAATAACTGACCCATATCTTGCTTGGTTTGCAGTATCAATCTCTTCAACATAATTTACATCTCTTAATTCTAAATCCAAATATTTTGCAACTACAACTGTAGGTCTTTGCCTTTGACTTGAATTAGAATAGGTAAATCCAGGTTCTAAAACATTAGCAAGTGTAAATAGATAACTAGCATCTTTTGGAGAATCTTGTGTAATAGTTAAATTACCAGCTTCGTAATATGGCATAGCTCTAAATACAGAACACATCTGATTAACTACGTTGTATGCTTCCTGCTGATTATTAATATTTACATTGCAAGTAAAACGAGGTTCAGTACCACCTGTTCCTGTGCCATCATCAACTTGTTGTGAACAATAAACAGAAGCTGCATAAAAACTAAATTTATCTATTTCAGTTTCAATAACATGAGAACCTAGCCCATACCTTGAAGAAGTGATGAGATCATATAAGCACCAAGCTGGATCATTTGTAAATTGTGCTGCACCAAGAGTTCCATTAAATGTTCCTGTGTATTCCAAACTACCATCGGCACGAACAGTTGCATTATGTGGAATTTTTACTTTAATACCTTTTACTAAATATTTTCTAGAAGGAATTGATGAAAATTGTTCTGCATCTACTTTTAAACCAATTAACGCACTATTTGGATAACTTCTTTGATCGTATTTAATTTCTACATAGCTATTAAATTGAATTTCATTTTGTAATTTTGAAGATGTACTATCTGGTGTAATTCTTTGTACTTTTATATTTACAGGAAAAGCACCATTAAGATTTACAAGATAATCTCTAACGTATGGATCAGGTGTCCTACCAGCTATCTTTGCCTGACTACCAGATAAAACAGTTTGATAACCACCACCACTATATTGAACTTGTATCGCTATTTCTATACTAGTACCAAAAATATCTCCTTCATCACTAAATTGTTGTAAAGCAGGAACAGTTATTTGAAGAGAAACTGCATCAACATCTGAATCTGTAATTTGTATAACTCTACCAGCACTACCAGCAGGAATAGCAGTTCCAGCACTAGGTGCTGCTTTTGTTGTCGCAACATTTCTTGTTACTGGTATCACAGTCTGACTAGATGTTCCAGTTCTTGTTTCAAACGCTACATCTTTAAAATTAAAAGAACCATCAGCAGCTTGTAATGGTGTGTTATTAAAAAATATAGATTTAGCACCATCAACTAACCCACCTATTTCACCTTCTCCTATAAGATCAAGAATCCTGGCAAAGGTTTTAGAGTCAAGATTATCTTTTTCTTCGTGTGGAGTGCCACCACCTCCACCACCTCCTTTTCCTCCACCACCAGAACCTATAATCTTCATACTTCTACCTGTTCATTTTCAATTCCTGCTGATATAACAACAGATCCAACCATAGTTTGACCATATATTACTGGAACAGGTACACCAGCCCTTGATGTATTTTGTATGCCACTAAAATTAAACGATCTTCTAGGATCTTGTTCTTCTTCTCTTACATTCTCTACTGGAGTAAGCATTTGAGATAGCCCTGTCAATGCTAAAGCAATACCAATATTTCCAATAATTGCAGCACTTGTCGCAGCAAATCCAGTGCCAGCAGCCGTGAATCCACCAGCACCTAATACTGGAGCAGCACCAGGTAAAAATATTGCTGCACCAACTAAAGCAATACCTAATAAAAATCTACCAGTGCCTTGACCTCCTTCTCCTCCAACAATAGGAACAATTTTTATATCTTCTTGTCCATTTGGATAATGTATTTCTTCTTGTTTTATTTCCCAATCACCAACTGATACTTTGTAATATCTATCTGCCATATGAGCTTCTAATTGTGGAAAATTAACAACTAAAAATCTCATTGCCTGTGCAGCACTATGCACTTCAGCTTCAAAAGTTTTTTGACCTAAAAACTTAGCAAGTTCTCCATATAATCTAATTTTCCTTAACATAACGAATCCTTTTACCTGTACATTTTAGCAACCATTCATCTAATAGATCACGACTTGATAACCTATTTTGTAAATGATGCAAAACTGTTTGCTGTCCTAAGTAAACACCAATATGATTTAATCCGCTACTACTTATTGACATTAATAATAAATCTCCATATTCCAAATCTTCTTCTGGATGTAATTCTCTAAATCCTGTTTTTGCAAAACAATCAATAAACATTGGATTTTTTACAAAATCTTCTGGATTATTTGGTCTAACCCAATCAATAAGTTCTATTCCTAACTCTTCTTTATACCAATCTCTACATAAACTCCAACAATCAGTTACACCCCAAACCCATTTTCTACCAATTAAAGGTGCTTTATATCCACACGGTTCACAATACTGCCAATCCTTTAACTGTGGCTGCACTATCCACCATTTTAAATCTGACTTTTCACAAGCAACTCTATCTGCTTCACTTGGTTTTGCACTTGTAACTGGATGACTATGAACAACACCAACTATCTCTCCTTCATTATCTTCAATTCTTACCCAATCATCAGCATCAATAATAAATTGATCTGAAGGATCAAAAGCTAAATTTTTACAAGGAAAATAAACTTCTTTTCCTTTTTTGATAACTAGAAGACCACAAGACTCTCTTGGTTGCTCTTGTATAGCGTGTTCTAATGCTTTATCCTGCCAAGTCATGCAAAAAATGATCCAACACCAGGAAAATCTTGAGGTAACACCTGACGTTTTGGTAGACGCACTCCATCTAAATCCATCTTAGCACTTAGTTCAAATTCTATTCCATTTCTATTTTCTGCAATTTTTCTGTCTATAAAAAATATTTGAGTAGCGAATGTTGCAGTAGGATCAGGTGTACCAAATGGGTTTATACCAGATTCCATATCTATTAAACCTCCATTTTCTTGTATCAAAAAGTTACCATCCTCTAATAAAATATCTCCACCAGTAAAATTTACATTATCAATATATCTACTTAAAGTTCTAATACGAGTAACTTTTGCTCCTTCTAATCCTTGAGGCAAAGTAAGTATTAAAGTTGTAAATGTTCCTAAAATATTAGATATGGATAAACGAGGTCGAGGTAATTTTTTAGAAGTAAAATCAAAACCACGGGCTTCTATCGGCATCCTTGTATATTGATTACCAGCAAAAATTACATCTTGGTTTTCATTAGTATTTACTCCATTATGAAAATAATAAATTGTGTTAGAACCATGAATAGCAGTTATTAACTCAAGTTGAAAAAGCTCAATAATACTACTTGGATTTATTTTTTGTAGTTCTGATACAGGACTGGTCATTAAGGTTCAAATACTTGTTGAAATGTCATATTTAATTTAGCTCTGTTTACATATGGAATTGTTTTATTCCAACTAAGACATATCCATTTATAAGCAGCACCGCTTCCAGGAGGTTGCCAATCAAAAGATGCACCATCCAAAGCTCTGGCCTCAAGAAATGCTTCTATAACGTCAGAATCTGCTTCACTTACATCAAAATTAAGCGACCAAACATAGGGAATTGTATTTAATCCAAATTTTATTCTATGTTGATAACCATCATTAAACTGAGCAATATTTATTTTTGGTGTTGTAATTTTACGAGCCTGATAACTAGGGCTGATTGAGGGAAAAGTAGCCATTAACCTAATAAACCTCCTGGTCGTTTTTCTTTAATTAATTCTGTTTGAACTGCTGCTCCTATTAATCTACCTAACTCTTCTCCATTTGGTTGATTACCTTCAACAGAAGTTCCAGAAGCATCTACATTTACAGAAACATTTACAGAACCCATACCAGAATTTGAAGTAATTTGCCCTGTCATTCCTGGAGTAAATACCTCTTCTCCACGTTCTCCAACTAAATAACTTTTGCCACGACTTACACTACCACCATATTGTTTAAAAGCAGTTCCTCTACGATTATTTTTTACTTGTGAAGGTGTAAGTGGAACAGGAGTAATATTAAATAAACCTGGTGCTTGAACTCCACTAGGGACTTTTGGATCTATACCAGAAGTTGATTTAGATAAAATACCACCTACACTTCCAGCAACTTGATTTATAATACCTCCACTAACTCCACTACCTCCACTAAACATTCCCAACAATCCTGTAGCTAAACGATTAGCTGCCATTTTCGCTGCTGCATCTAAGAAATGATTTGCTATTTTATTTAACATATTTCTAAACGCTTCAGAGACACCCATAGTTCCTTGTATTACTCCTTTAAATGAATCTTCAAAAGAAGATCCAATCGTTTTTGATAACTCGACTAATTGAAAACCACTATCATTTAGCTTGATAAATTCTTCATCGAGTTTTACTAACTCATCATTAACAAGTCTTGAACCTAAAGCTAGTTCATTTGTAGCTTCAACATACTGTCTAAGTAAATCTAATTGTTCTTGATTTAATGTCTGTTTTGTAAGTTCTTGAAATTGTTTTGCTAATTCATTTACTTCTCTGTCTACTTTTATTTTTTGTCGTTTAATAAATGTACTTTCATTTGTTAATTCAATTTCTTGTCTCAAACTTTTTGAAATTGCATCAAAACCTAATCTATTTGTTTCTGTTACGTCAAATTCTGATAATCCAGTAATTCCTTTTGCTTTTAATCCTCTAAGCTCTACTCTTTCTTGTCCTGTCAATCTACCAGTTTTACCTTCTAATTCAGCTATTCGATTTCCTATTTTTTGTAATTCTGGACTTGATGATTTTCTTAATCTCTCACCTATAGTAAGATTTTGTAACCCATCTCCTAATCCTTTCAATAATCTTGAAAAAGATATTATTCTTGCCAAACCAGCTTGTACTATCAAAAAGAATTGACTAAATCCTTGTGTTATTTCTCTTGTTTGATCACCAAATTCTTTTAATGCATCAACACCACCCTGACCAACTATTGCTGTAGTACGAGCAAGAACAACATTAAACGCAGCTTCTTTTCCTTCAGCTTGTTCCAATAATTGTATTCTTTGACTAAAAGCAGAATTAGTTAAACCTAATGACGCTATTAAAGTAGTTGTGTCTTTATTAAAATCAGCCAAAGCATCCCCAGCTTTTTTTGCTGAACCTACTAAAATATCAAGCTGTTTACCTAATTGAGTTCCAACAATCGAGAGTCCAAAACCTAATCCACCACCTAATGCACCTCCAGCTATACCACCAATACCACCACCTATAGATGCACCAACTCCTTGACCAAATAAAAGAGGAAAACCACCACCAATTAGACCACTACTGAGAGCATTTCTTCTTCTGGCAGCAAAACCACCAGGTTCAAAAAACATTCCCCCTTGTTGAAATTGTCTATTCTGACCAAGGGTTCGATTAAAGAAGTTTTCTCCTGCCATTGCTTGTCGAGGACCAGCAGGTCTTGAAGTTTGATTAGCTGTATCTTGTATTATTGGAGAACGAAGTTGAGTCTCCATTTCTTTTATTCTTGCAGTAACTTGCTTAAACCTATCGCTTGTTCTATCTAATCTTGCTTCAAGAAATCTCAACATACTTACATAATCATTTATAGCTTCTCTAGTATTTGTTGGTCTAAATGCCATTAGATCATCAAAAGTAGTTCCTTGTGCCATTTGAATATTTCCACCTAAATTTGCTGCTTGATTTGCTGCAATTCTGCTAAATTCTTTTATTTCTTTAAATCGTGCAGTAAAATCTGCTTTTTGAATACCCTGAGTTAAAACATTATATTCTCCACTAAATAGTTTTACATTTGCTCTTGCATCTCGTAATGCAGCAGAAAAACCCCTAATTTCACCTGCATTATTATTTATTTGTTTTGTATTATTTACAAACGCATTGTTAGTGACAATTACTTCATTTCTTATCTGTGCAATTCTATCTTTAAATTTTCTAAGTAATTCTGGAGAACCTCCTTTAAGTTCTGGAGCAATCTGTTGTGCTTTTATTGATTTTGCTAAGTTATCTACAGCCTTTAGTTGTAGCTGTAAATTTTTTAATTGTTGGGTCTGGGTTCTAACATTAATATTAATTCCGTACTCTGCTGCCATTTACTCGACCCAATAAATTACTTCTATATTACCGCCTTCTGGGTTTCATGGCTTGTTTTTTTTGCACTTGTTCTTTATATTTCTCTTCTTCCTCATGTTTTAACTCAAAAAAACCTGCCCAAGCTATCAATTCTTCTCTTGTTAAATTTTCAGTAAGTTGTTTTATTGTCATTCCTAACTCTTTAGCTAAGAAAAACATAAAGTACCAATCTTTGTTAGCTTTTTAATTCTGCTTTCGCTTCCTCCACTTTTAGGTTTTCTCCTGATGTCATCATTGCCATCTGTATATCCTGCAAAACTCCAGCGTTTATTTCTCTTCTAAGAGAAGCTTTATGACCATCTTGAAACAATCTTTTACCATTTTCGTCTAATGCTTTTTCAATCATAAGATTTAAAGCAAATTCGTTTCCATCATCACCTTTTGATTTTGCAATAATTGATTCTCTCTCTGCAATAGTAAGTGGATGCCAATAAATTTCTAAAACTGTTTCTTCTCCATCTTTCACTTCATATTTATATTTTTGGCTAACACCAAACTTATTTCTGAGGAGTTCAATCGCTTCCATAGTATTCTAATATAATATTTATATTATACTTATATTAAGCGTTTGCGGTAAATTGACAAGAAATAATTCCTATAAAATGACTTCTATCCTCTATTTGTAACATAGTTGGACCATTTATATCTGCCACTCTTGGAGTGCAACTAAAAGTATCAGTATAGTTAGAAGCGTTAACAGAAGTAAGTCCATCAATAACAGATTCACTTATAGCAGATATAACTGAAGTACCTTTATTTTTGGGCACATAGATATTACATTGAATAACACCAGCGTAGTAATCAGAGGCAGCACCTTGATTTTGTAATGTTGATTGATTAAAACTTAAATTCATAATTATATATTTTTTGGTTTTACCAGGAGTTGTGAATGGCACATTATCATTGATGACAGAAACAGTATTATCTGCTGCCACTACTGCATCTGTTACTGCTTTTTCAAAAGCTGCTCTGGCATTAACTAAAGTCATAATTACGAAGGTTCAATGTAACGCAAAGCAGATCCTCTTTTAATTTTACCAAATCCAATATTTGGTTTAGCTCCTATAAATATCTTACCTTTTTCTCTCATGTTATCTTTAATAATTCTACCAGCTTCACCTTGAACAAATTGTGAAATTACAGGATTTTCTGAAGCATAACCAGCATATTCAGCAGCATTACCAATAAAGATATTTTTATCTCTAAATTTATAATCAGTATTAACAGGAAAACGAGGATCAATTACTGGATTCTCAGGTCTTGTTGATGTTCCCGTTTTAAAAAATTCTAAGGAAGCCTCTCTTTTTATTGAGGCCCAAGGTTCATGTTCTTCAACACGATCAATTTGATTTATAGGATTTCTTCTTACTTTCCAACTAGATGCTAAAAAACCTGTCCATACAGGACTAGCTTCAGCAGTACTTAAAGTTGCATGAAGCTCTCTAATAGTTTGTGCAAAATCAGCATCTAATTGTGCCATTTGATTATTCATTACATTATCAGCACTAAACTCTTGTTCTCTTGCCATCAGAACCTCACTAAAATAGTAAACAGATAAGTCTGACCACCTTGTTTTGTATCAATATCAGTTATCTGTGCAACTCTTGTAGATCCAGCGTAAGTTAATGTAATCTCATCATCTAAATCTGGTTGATTATCTCCAATAAGATCAGGTGTTATATAAATCTTCGCCTGTCTTATTTCTCTACTATCGTCTTCAGTTGATCTAACATATTCAACTGGTGCTTTTATACTATAATTCGTATCAGTTGTAGTGAATGCTCCTGTAGCATTGTTATAACTACCAGATGCTTTTTTTGTATAAATAATAGAAGAATCAAAAGAAGAACCTAGATCAGAAACAATCTGTTTTGCAATTTGTTTGAATGCTGTATCTAACTGACCTGCCATTATCCTCTAACCACCCTCATTTGAAAACTACCTGCTCCACCTAGCATATAAGCTCCAAGATAACTTTGTAACCAAGGATAAACATCTAAAATATTATTTATAGATCCAGTTCCCTGACTTTCAGTATTATATTTAACTTGAATATCTCCTAAACTAACTTCAGAAAAATTACCATCTTTACCAGTAGTACCAGTAATAGCATCAGTATCATTTGCTAAAGCTCTAGCTAATTCGTATTGTGCATATTTGATACCATTAGGAATTTTAGAACAAGAAAGTTCAACACCATCTACCTGATAATTATTTCTGGGAAACTTTAATGCCTGTCCATCATCACATCTATCTCCATAAAAAACTAAAGTATCAATCCATCTTGTAGCTGATATTAATGATCTTTTCTTTTGGTCATCTGTTTTATTTGTCCAAGTAGAAGAATCTGGGGAGGTATCAAAATAATCGTTAGCTTCAGATAAAGTAACGTAGCTATTAGCATTTTCTCCTTTTATAGTTGCGTTTATAGTAGCTGCCACGATTAATAAAGTAATTTAGTTTTATTGTAGCGTAAAGAAAAAACCCCACCAATAATTGAT